CGGCTGAACAGGTTACCAGACCGACTACAGGCATAATAGCACCTGGCAAAAATCCTAAAACTAAATTATTTTTAAATAAGACTCCTACAGTTAAAGGGGGCAATATTTATTCAAGAAAACCATTAGGAATGGCAACAAAGTTTTTGGCAACCGGCACAGGTTTGGGTCTTGCTGTTGGCGCGACAACTCCTGGCAGTTTAAAAAATAAAACTAAAGAAGGACTAGAAACTACTATAGGTTGGGGACTATTTAAGACTCCAGCATCTTTATACGCCGGGGCGCAACTTACCGGAATGGTTAAAGATATATACAAAACAATGAAAGAACCTAAAAAACAACAATACTAATTGGTCAGAGTGGCCAATTTTTAGGAGGAAATAATAAATGGCATATATTAAACCAGGTGTAGAAGTACAACAGGTTCAGGAATCAGTTTCTCCAAATTTGATTCCACCGGATTTAACTGCTTGTATTGTAGGGCCTGCGTATTATGTCTCAGAGATCACCGATAACCCAGATTCTATTTGGATGTTTAATTATGAACCATACGATAAAGACAGCGGTAATACAATTGTAGTATCCGGTCTAACTGATGATATGGTTCTTGATCAAGACTCCGTATATGTCGATTTAATTGGTGGTACTACAGCGAATGCTGGGATAATTCTTCATCTGGACAGCACAGATTTTGCTACTTCAGCTTCGGGATTGGCTATAGATACCGCTGCGGCATCAACCAATATTACTGATGCTTTTGATGGAGCAACTATCAAAATAGGCTATCGTGCTAGATACACTAATAAAAATACATTAATGTATATAGACTCTGTGGACGAAATTAGATCAAGACTGGGTGTAATTAATACAATGAATCCATTGGCATACGGATTACAAGCAGCATTACTTGCCGCTAATAAAACTGTGTTTGGATTTGGTGTTATTTCATCTGATGATAATACACATGCTGCCGCACTAGGTTATTTAGGCGCGAAAGATGTATACGTATTAACTCCGCTGACTCATACAGACGCCGTGTTAACTAATTACAAAGAACATGTGAACTACTTCTCTACCCCAGAGCAAAAGAAACTTAGAATTAGTGTACAAAACAAATCAATTGCTTGGACAAATTCTGATGACGGTGATCTTGGAGATTATGCGACAGGCTATGCTGCCGCATTGGCTGGGGGTTACGTTGGTTCTACCGCTCAAACCTTAAAAGCAAATGCTTTGAGTTATGGTGAAAAAAGAATTTTCTGGACATTCCCTGACGTTTCTTATGTCAGAGAACGCAGACATATTTCAACATTGAAACAGTCTTATTTAGATTATATGTATACTAACGAACAACTTGGATTAAATGCAATTCTTGCAACCAATGTTACATTGGCCAGTGGCACCAAATATTATGCTGGAGAGGAACTAACCAATGCTTTATGGACAATTTTAGCCGCGGAATTTTCTTATCTGACAGTGTTAATTCCTGTGCCAGGATACTATTACGCGTGCATCGTGGCTGGACAAATTTCTGCGTACCCACCATCTCAACCGTTTACCAATATTTCTATTCCAGTTATTTCGAGAGTTAAATACACCAACGATGTATTTACCGAGACTCAACTGAATACGATTGCGGAAGGTGGAAATTACATATTCGTACAATCTACTGACAGTTCACCTATTTATTGCAGACATCAGTTATCAACTGATATGTCAACAGTCGAACGTCGTGAACTTAGTATTACCAAAACTTTAGACTTTGTGTCTAAATTTATTGCTAACGGTTTACTGCCATATATCGGACGCTACAATATTTCGTCTGCGTTTTTAAAATTGCTCTCAATGACATTTTCCGCGCAAGCCACATATTTAGTCCGTGAAGGACATGTAAACGGTCTTACTCTTGAAAAAATAGAGCAGGACGTAACCCAAAAAGATAAGGTATTAGTTACCATGAGAGTGGAAGTTAAGTATCCTGTCAACTACATTAGAATCACATTGATTTTTTAGGAGATTAAATTATGTCTATTTTTGGTGATTGGGATTTTAAAGGTGGTCATGTTCAGGATATTGGTTTAGAACGAGGAGAAGATTTTGTTTCATCTGAATCTATTGTAATCTGCGCTGCTTTACCACGCGAAAATGATAGTTTACCTATTGGTTTGTCTGATCTTGTTCCAATCGGGGTATTAGATAATGCTACGGTTGCTCAAAACAAACAAATTCAACAAATTTTCGAAATTGGTTCCAGAATCCCGTATTTTATTTCTGGCCGCACATATATTCAAGTACAATTATCCAGAGTCTTTTTTAATGGTAATAGTTTACTTGCTGCACTGTATCCTAAATCAGCTTATTTTCCACGGGCTATACCAGTTGATAAACCTGGTTCAGAGACCACATACAATGGCACAACTACTCAATTTTATACTAATTTAGCATCTTCATTCTTTAATAAACCCACCGATTTAGCTCTTATCGCACATGATAGTGAGGACGAACCGGTTGGAGGAATGCTTTTAAAAACAGCTTATGTCCAAAACTATCAAATGTCTATTACAGGACAACAAACGATAGTATTGGAAAATGTTACTCTTAGAGTATCAAATATTGAAGGATTAGATATTATTAGTTAATATAAAAAATAGAGTAAAAAAATGAAACCCTGGAGATGTTATCTCCAGGGTTTTTTATTACTTATGAGTACAATCGTTTAGGTGTTGGAAAAATAGTTTTCCCATCCCAGGGACAACCAGGACATTCTTTTTTGTGAAGTTTATTAATTTGTGATTGATATTTTTTAGCTATGTCTTGTATAACAAACGATCCAAAACCTTTGTCTAAGACTATAAACCCCCAATAAAGTAATTTGAATGGCAATCTGCCCTTAACCTGTCCAAGAAGTTTTAATCTAGTCGGCACTTCTTCTATAGGTTTATTGTGCTTAATATAATCTATTCGATTAATGATTGTGTCTATCAACGGTGGTTCTAGTAAAACTTTGTGATGAATATGCCAGTAAAACGGTGATGTACAAAAAATAGTTTTACAGAATGCTTTAAGTTTTTTAGATTTTGTTATTGGGCCCAAGAAACTTTTATCATCATAAATCATTGTTTTTCCTTTCTTAATTATATAAGTTTTTATATCTTCTTATACCCCATTTAATGTAAAAAAAGAACCCCGATTACAAAATCGGGGTCTTTATCGAAACTGTCCATTAGGAGTTGGAGGGGCCTTTCCCAATAGGATTTCGACTATGATATTCCCAAAACTAAATTCACATAATATAACACGTTGTCTTTTGGACCTTCACTATTAATTTTAAATTTAGGATCAATCGTGATACTGGCAATTTCAGTTTCAGATGGATGTGTTAAAATTTTTGGATCGTAATTTCCATACAAGTTTGATAATCTTGTGTGTTGAGTTTCAGGACTTAAAACTAATTTTATTGGTGTAAAATTAGCTTTTAAAAATGCCTTATATTCATTTAGAAATCTAACATCATCAATAACATATTTATTGCCTGGCCACAATGTAGCTCTTATTATGTCAATCCAAATAGAATCTCGTACCATTTGCCTGCCGCCCTCGGTACCTAAAAATTGTAAACGTTTTCTAGGTTTTGGAATTTCGTGTTCAATAGATTTAGTCATTTCGATAGCAGTAACCATATTTTTATATTCAAAATCCGATAGACTTATATATTTTAAAATTCTTTTTGTAATAATATCGTCTGTTCGGCAACCGTCTTCGATATCCGCTACAATATTTTTAATCGCGGCTGCTAACGTACGTTTTTGATATCCATGATTTTTTACTAGATGATCTGCTACAGTAGTCTTGCCCGAACCCATCGGACCTATTATCATAACTCTGGCGTTTGTCATTATTTAACCCAATGGTCAGAAATGGTTGCGTCTACAGCCATGATTACGTGTTTAATATAATGATGGGCTGCGTTTAACATTTGTTCTTTAGTCATTTCTAAAACTATATTTGCAAGTTCTTTTTTGCATTCCATTAAAATCTCGTCATGGATAGTAGACACAACCATAACTTGATTGTCTACATCCCAATTGTTTTCCAAAATTTTTTCCCTGATGTTCACAAGTGCTAACTTTGTTATACTTGCATTAGCTCCCTGAAACGGAAGATTTTTAGCGATATTACGAGCGTGCGACGCTTCTTTAGGAACCGCCCAATCGAAATCCCATAACCAACGTTTACGACCATCTAAAGGACTTAGAGCGTATTTGTTGATTTCCGCGTCTGTTTCTAATTTATCTAAATAATTTTTAATTTTGGGATAAGTTCTAAAGAATTGATCCATAGTTGATTTAGCTGAATTATACGACACGCCCGTGGCATCAGCCAATCTTTTAGGGCCCATTCCGTACACTAAACCAAAATTAAGAGTTTTAATTGCATTTCGTGCTTTTTTATATTTTTCTAATGGTTTTCCATTTTCATCTACTACGTCTTTATAAACAAGTCCGTGTAAATCACAGTAGACCATCATATGTAGATCTTTATTATTTTTTAAAGCGTCTATCCAAGCTGGTTCTTGTGATAACTCTGCTAAAATGCGCAGCTCACAACCTGAGTAATCAGCACAAATCATTTTGCATTCAGAAGTCTGTGCTGTGAAGGCTGCCCTATATTCTTTCTTTCTAGGTATGTTTTGTAAATTCATTGTGTTCAACATATGTCGTTAATATATGTCCGGAACAAATCCAGCTATATGTTGCCATATAGATCAGACTATTTCTTTATCCGTTAGGATAGAATGTGTTTCGACCCACTTGGGCCTACGAGCGGTGCTCTAGTCGTTACACTTTTTAAGAGATTTGTGTAATTTAGTATGTTTAGATATTTTCATTAACTGTAAATTTTTTGGACTATTGTTTGCAGTATCTCCATCAATATGATGTACACAATGTTTTTTTGGTATTGAAGTTAAATTATGTGCCTCTGCATATTTTAAATGGTGCTCAAAAATTCTTTTACTTTTATTTTTACCCTTCCACCACAATGGTTTTACTACGGTAAAATATCCTTTTTGGTCTGCAGCTCTACCTTTAAAGCAATGGTGTTTTTTACCACATTTTCCAGTCATTGGATTATTTTTTCCAATCTTAGACAATCTATAAAGATTTTTTGATCTATTTTTAACTGCAATTTCACCATATTTTAGAACAAAAATTTTTCTTACTGTTGGTTGTCGACATTTAACTATTCTGGCAATTTCAAACAGTGCTATGGTTGTTGACCAATATTTTAATATTTCTTTTTCTCTTAATTTAGCTCGAGATTGACTACGTGAGTGTTCCCTCGAATTAACATTCTTTTTCACTACTTCATTATTCATAGTGCCCCAATCGATTTATGGTCAGAAGAGCCATACCTACCAGAATCAGCTCTCATTTGATCAAAACTAGAATGAA